CTAACTAAACTAAGTCCCATAATCTCAGGGAAGTTATTGTCCGAATCCTCCCCAATAGTATACTTGTAAAACCCCTTAACATCTAAATCTAGTATAAGAAACTTATTAGCATTCTGAAGCGTTTGTGTAACATCAGCTGCAGTGTCTCGATAAGCCCAAAAAATCTTACGCTGTTCTGGTATGTACACTGCTGATGCATTCTTACGGGCTGTAGCAGATATGTTAATATAGAACTGCTGTATGCTACTCTGCGTTATATTGGTAACCGTAGGGCTACCTAATTCATTCAAAGATATTTGCATGATACCTTCAACGCCAAAGTAAAACAAGCTACCCTCTGCCTGCACTACGTTGCCTGCTCCTAACACTCCTGTTGAATGCATCTTAACTAGACGTAGACTAGTAGCAGTAACCCCTTCACCATCTCCTGCACCTGTCAAATACCATACACCATTAGAAGCTAGCACGGCTATACCATTGGTATACTCCTCCATGTGTATTATTTGTCCTACTCCCGGTATAGGTAAGAAGCCCCCATCGGTAGCTATAAGGTCATTAATCTCATCAGCTGTAGGGTCGGCTTCTTGAAAGCATTTAGCTGCGCTATCGTCACTCAGTAAGTTCTGAGAGTAGAATATACCATTACCTCTGTTCTGTACCACGGGAGAAGAGTAGAAAACTCTGCCTTGATGGAACACTACTGCTTGGGGTCTATTAGGAGTTACCTCACTACCCATGCCTGCACAGTCTGCTACTATATCATATTCCTTAAAGAAAGAGTTCAGTATAAAATGCCCCTTCGGTGCAGGGGTATTACCTAGATGACTCTCCCTAACAAAGGATGCATCAAATTCTAAATCACCATCAGAGTTAACTACTATGCCCACTGTCATAATATCCGAGTTGCTAGGCCAATCAGTTACGGCACTTAAACCTACTCCCCCTGTACCTGCACATATATTAGTGCTTGTAGGCAAACCTGCAAAGGTGTTTAAATTCTCATCTGTCCATCCTTGATTAAGCAAGTTATAGTAATGCTGTCTAGTAAGTATTACAGGACGCTCATCTATAGCAAGGCTGTCTTCTAGCCCATCAAAGTCCCGTTGCTGTATAGTAAGTTCTTCTACAGTAAATGTACTGCCATCATAAGTAATCTTAAGTGGCTCTATATGCTCACTAACCACAAACAATGCACCAAGTCCTGATGTCATTTCAAAGTCAAACAGTGGTGCATCTGCAGGGTTTACTGCATTGCTTAATACATTCACCTGTCCTAAAAGCTGAGATGATACAGCTCCTATTTGTGCGTAGAACTGCAGGACAGTACCTATCTGTTGCACTATGATATTCAAACTACCAGAGTTAGCTACAAACTCCCACAAATGGGTACTAAATGCCTGAGTCTCTAAGTCACCTTTGGCTAACACTCCTCCATTAATTGAATTGAGTACGAATGATTGCTCTAAGCTTACTCCCGGCCTACGTCTAACACTGCCATCAGTGTCAATGATGCAGTTGTCAATATCAATAGCTGCTTCCTGAGGAAAGCCTACAGGGGTGAACTCTGTGACAAAGCCACGGGTGACTTGTATCTTTGTGTCTACCGACTTTTGTCTTGCCATGCTATCTCACCCTTACTGTTGCATCAACTACCGTAGCATTTACGCTGTCAGTTTCATTCTCAATAAACACTTCCACATAATCCCCTGTGGTAAGATTAGCCTGCCATGGTACTGATATTTGCTTAGGGTCACCAGAGGTAATGTTGACAGCAATACCACTGTTAGTTATTACTGCACCATTAACAGCTACATAGGCTCTGATAGATTTATTAGTACCTGATGCAGGGTCAACTACTACGGACACATCTATAGGAGTTACTAAGTCACGTTCTCCGTTATATGTTGCCCTTCCTCCCGTGGTGGTAGTGAATTGCGATGCACGTACTAATGTCCATGTACCTGCTACTAGTGTAGGAACCCCTACGGACAAAGTAGTGGCTGTTGCATTACTTACCATAGATACTAATGCATCTGGCATAGTATCCGCTACGTCACCATTGCCTTGAAAGTTCCAACGGAAATCATCAATCGTTATTCCTGATAGCGCATTAGTTACACCTTGGAATTGTACGTTAGATACGTTGGCAATAAAGTTAGCACCCACATTAGCATTAGCAGCATCACCTTTGATACCTATACTACCTACTCCACCCACTAACACAAGACCGTCAAGGTTAATGTTATTTACGAGAGAGCCTGTAAAGTCTATTCCTACAAATGTAACGCTTGTACTTACTAGCGCTAATGAAGTGATGCGTATACCTGTCATACCGGCACTATCAACTACCACACCTAAGTCACAGCTTAGTGTTGTATTACCATCCAGTATTACTGTACGCATCTTAGTAAATGTACCGTAAGTTGAACAAGAGATTACAAGTACATCACTGATGATTACTATCTTAGCATTACCACCACCTGTCTCAGAGAAGTCATATACATCCCCAGTACCTGCCGTGACCGTAATATCTTTTATAGTAGCGTTAGCATCTACTCCTCGGAGTGCAGCACCTGTACCACCATAGGTAAGGTTAGCTGTAAATGCAGCATGGCTCATTAGTCCTGTGCCGTCACTGAACAGTAGGTAATCTGTACCGAGGTTTACATCAGCACCTAGTAGATAAGTAGTGGAAGCAGCTAATGTAATCTTACCGCCAGATGCAGCAGGGAAATCTGATAACTGATTAACCATTACCGTATTACCTAAGAGCGCAGCATACACTGCAGTAGCAGAACCAGTAGCCCTTAACAAGTGTCCTTTAGTTGCTGCAGCTGCACCTTTTGTTTCATGTAACTCCACCCCAGTTAGGGCGTTATGTAGAGTCATAATATTTATCCTTACAAATAAAAAAGGGAACCAAAAGGCTCCCTAATTAAACTTAACCTTACGTTAAACTAAAAGTCTAAGCGCGGTCTAAAAACTCTTCATACACAATTTCAAGTTGTGCTTTGCCTGCAGTGAATGTACCAGTTGCAGCAACACGAAGTGAGCCACGTTCAGTACCAATACCTACAAGTAAACCAACTAGTGCACCGTCACAGTTAACAACATCACCTGCTACGTTAATAGCAGCAGTTGCTACTGCAGCATCAATACCATCGGCATCAATTACTGTACCGTCTTCTTCATACAAACCAAAGTTGTAAGAAGTACCACCTGCAAAGCCTGTGATAACACGAAGTGTTGCTCTTGCAATGCGAGCATTCGAAGGGAGGCGTAAGATAGCTTCATCTAAACCTTCAGTCGGTAAGTCATCATAGCTAAACGTATAGTTCAGTACATTCTGACCATTGGAGCCTGCGTATTTGCTAGGAATTACATCCTCAATTTCACGGGCACCATAGTGTGTGGCTGCATGGCTAGTACCACCAGTACCACCTGCTAATTTAATACGAGTCATAATCTATCTCCTAAACTTGGTCTGTATCTGACGCGATAACTACAATATTTTCTTCGCGAGTTAAACCTGAACCCCAACGGGCTGTGGTATCAACTTCGGTCTGTTTTTTCTTGTTGTTCCACTCAGCAACCAAGATTGGTTTACGTCTCCAAGCAAGCACGAATGGTGCAAGGTTAGGACGAGCAAGTGAAGTAAAGATATTTGCTTTACCTGCAGCTGTAGTTAGACCACCGATTGTTTCATTCATTGTAGGTAACATGTTGCTTTCGAATACATCGAAGCCGAATACGTTACGGACAAAATGGAAGTTGTCAGTGATACCAGTCTCAATAATACCTTCCCAACGTGGGTTGTTACTTACATTGACTAGATTAGTTGCTGTTTCTAATGCAAAGCCTACTGAAGGGTCAACGATAGCAATTAAGTTTTTACGTGGAACCTTAGCTTTCTGTAAGCTATACCCTGCAAATGCAAAATCAGCTACTGCCATAACTTCGTTAGTACCAGTCGCAATCTTACGATGCGCTACACCATTAATCAAGTTAGCATTATCAACACCACCTGATTGAGTCATAGCTAATGCTAATGTATCAGTTTCAAATCGTTCCATGATTGCTTGTGCTTGCTCTACAGGTAGTGAAGCTACA